GCCATAATATAATATAATAAAAATTAAAAAAAATATAAGGGCGATACAAGACCGCCCTTATAAATAAATAGTTTACCCTTGCATTAACATAAAGTTGTTCGCACCTTGAGTGATTAAACATCTTTCAGTTAAGAAGTGTAACTGCATTGCGTCTAAAGCAGCTGTAGTAGCTCCAACAGAACCAGTAACCCAAGTTTTCATTCTTCGGTCATCAGTTGCAGAAGCTCTGTATCTAACATGTAAAAACGGTCGCTTTAGGTTTTTACCTAGTTGCTGATCGTATACAGTAGATGTACCAGCTGGAATTAAAACACCTCTAATAGCGTTAGAATCGTTAGCAGCGTTAATACCACCTCTAGTAGCTTGGTCATTTAAGTATCTAAAGTCAGACTTGTAGAAGTCATAAGAACCTCTTCTAAATCCTGAGAAACCTAAATTTAATGCCATATCTTCGTCGTTGTCAAATACTCCGTAAGAAGTACCTCCAGCTCCGTAAGAGTTCATTGAAGCAAGCATGTCATCTACTGCTAAACTAGTAGCTCTATTTACAAACATCATGTACTCTTCAATAGCACCTTGTTTATCAAACTCTGCTAATATAGAATCAAACTCTGCTAAATCAGTAGCAGCGTTAACACCTGTAACACCAGAAGTAACATTACCTCTTTCATTAATCGCATCAAATAAACCTTGCGTACCTATTTCATCACCATTGCTACCGATTAATAAGTCAGCGTTAGTATTAGGAGTGTCTTTACCTTTGATACCTTCTAACATCGCCATTTCAACATAGTCAGTAAAACGAGCTCTTGTGTCAGCTTCAGCTTTTAAATACCAAAGATAACCACCTTGTCCAGTTTCAGAAGTTACTTCAACCCAACCAATTCTTGAAGCGTCTGATCCATTAACCTCGTAGTAATCTTTCATAATAATTGGTTTATTAGTAAAAGATTTAAACTGAGGTTCATTAGCGCCTCTAGTGTTAGCGTCAGATAACGTACCGTCAATTGCAGAAGTTTTATACGATTGACCTTTACCATACTCAGAGCCATAAACTAATATAGTACAATCTTTATCGTCGTTTGTACCAGTAGCATGCGTAATAGTAGTTGAGCCGTATGGAGCTATAGTAATAGTATCAGCTGCAGAAGCTATATTAGTAACAATACCTTTTACTACCTCAACAGAGTTAGCAAGAATAACAGTATCATTAACTCTAATAGCGTGGCTTCTTCCGTTTGAAGCAGATGAAATACCAGCAGCATTGTATTGAGCTTCGTCAATATCACCTTGAATTAATACTCTTCCATCAGCATTTATTGTTTTACCTTTGTAAGATAAATGAAGTCTACCTTGTTCTGACCAAACAACTTGATCTGAAGTCATAGCCTCTTCTGCACCGACTTGTGATAAGAAACCAGAAATAGTTCTTGGTCCGAAAACCTCAGCTTCTTGTTCCATTAAGTCTGGCAGGTATTGTTGCGACCAGTTAGTTCCGCTCGCAGTAAAATCGAGATAGTTTGAAGCAGCAGCAACCTTAGCAGGTGCAGGCACGCTATTTAAACCACCTCCGGGATTTGTAATTGCCATAATTATAAATTTTTAAAGTTAATTTTTCTTTCTAATTTTAAAAGATCTATTTTTAATATCAGAAGAAGAATCACCTAGCACCTTATACTTAACGCCCCCAACGTTAACTTCGCCGTGTGTTTTTCTAGGTTCTAAGTTAATATTTTTATCTTTAGCAACTCTATCTTTTATAGCATCAGCTTTGCCTTGTTCATAAAAATGTTTAGCAACAGCATCAGCGTTCATAGCTGTAAATAAAGATTTATGATAACCCGCAGCGTCTTCAATAGTTTTATTATCATCGCCTACAAACTTGTTGACGAAATTATTAAGATCGCTTTGTGTTGTCTTAACTTTATCAACATCTTTAACATTAAATCTATACCTTTTTTCTCCAACATTATATTCAAAACCTTTGAACTGTTCGTTAAAAAAATTATTAGTTTTATTTAAAAATGTTCTTTTATTTGCTTCAGATACCTTCTTTTGATTTTCTTGATCTTTGTTGTATCTATTAAAAAAATCTATAGCTTTCTGCTGCTCACTAGTGAGTTTACTTCCAGCTTTAATTTCTTCATAGTATTTAGACTTTTGCCCGTCTAAGTAGGCTCTAGCCTCGGCAACTTGCTCTTTGAGGGCTATTTCTTTTTTACGTTTAGTTCTTTCATCATCTAATTCTTCATCAATACCAAACATGTCTTCCATTAAAAAACTTCTTTCTTCGTTGTTTAAATGAGATTTAGTAGATTTATAATATTCGTTTAATACGTCGGTGTCATCTAATTTAGATATATCTCTATTTAAATTAACGTAATCTTGTATATCACCACCAGTTTCTTCCATAAAGTCTACAAGCTTTTGTATATTTTCTGGCAGTGGTTTACCTGTTTGCTCAGCTTCTTCAACAGCCTCTTCAACAGCCTCTTCTACTTCTTCAACTGTTTTGTTTTCAATAACTTCTTCTGCAACTTCTTCTATAACTGGAGCTTGCTCTACCTCTTCCACAGGTTTTGTTTCTTCTTCTTCTTTAACTTCTTCTGCAACCTCTTTTTTATCTAAAGGTGGCGGTGCATCTAAATCAACTTTAATAACAGTTGGGTCATCAACACTCATAAACCTTGATTTAAATTTACCATCTTCATCTCTAGGTTGTTCTCTTTTTTTGTCAACCTCTTCAACGGGTTGTTCTACGTTTTCAGTTATCTCTTCAATAACTTCTTTATTTTCTTCTGCCATAATAAAATTTTATAAAATATTAAATATTAAGAGTCGAACCTATCTAAGTCCACTCCTCCTGTAAGTATATCATTACCTGATGACTCAAATTTATTAAACGAGTCACCCTGTTTTCTTTGCTGTATCATTTGTTTTTGATGCATAGCTTGCTGATCTACTCTCTTATCTTTTCTATCTTCTCTTTCAGTTTCACTTTGCCTTCTAGTTTGTAATTCTAACTCTTTCATTCTAGAGTTTAAATCAAATTCAAACTGCATTAAATCTTTTTTAGCACTAACTTCATTTTGTAAATACTGAGCTTGAAGTTGATTTTTTGTTTGCTCTAATTGAGCTTCAGCTTGAGACTTTGCTTGTATTTTTTGTAACTCCATTTGAGCTGCAGCCTGTTGTGATTGTTGATTTGCTTGAGATTGAGCTTGTATATTTTGTTGTTGCATTGCTTGATCCCTTTCCATTTTCTTTTTTCTTTTAACTTTAAGTAGTTGATTTGCTAATTTAATGTTTCTAATTTCTCTTAAATCTATAGCATCATCAATATCTAAAGTTTTTTGCTGCAAGGCCATTTGTATATTATTTTCTAATATAGCTTTTTCTTCCTCGTCTGGTAATAATTCTATGAATATACCAAAGTCGTGAAGATATAGTTCTTTTAATTCTTCTAGTGTAGCAACATTATGTGCACCAATAGAATTTATAAAAGCGTGTTTTGTTGGAGAGTACTCAACTATATCAGCTATTCGTAAAGATAAACACTCAGCAGCTTCAGCGGTTAAAAACAACATTGATTGTAGTATGTGTCTTGTTGCTGTATTAGAGTTTGCTGCAGCTAGCTTTTGCACGCCGACTAAAGCATTTTTATCTGGTAAGCTACCGTCTCTAGCTTCATTTAAACCAGTTACGTCTCTAATCATTTGCATGTAATAGTTGTAAGTAGTTATCAAACTTTGTATCTTACCACCATTAACATTATTATTTATTTGCTGTATTGGCACTTTACCAGGATTCATATCACCATCTTGGGTAAAGCTTCTACCTATAACGCTACCAGTTTGAAAGAACATGTTTAAAGCTTCTTGTGGATTATAGTTTGTTCCATTACCTAAATCTATTTCAGCTAAACCATCAGCATCTAAATAAACACCGTCTGGCACCATACGCGCCATTACTTGCTGCAACTTTAAATGTGTTAGTTGTATCATATCAGCAAAGCTAGTTATTCTACCAACAATAGATTCTATTCTATCTTCATACATCCTTGGTGCTGTTATTTGATAATTCATTTTAACGCTACCAAAATTAGAATCAGACCTCATCATATTAGGACACATTCTCCACTCTAACAACTTATCACAACCTAAAACAAAAACACCTTCGTATAAAGTTTCAATAACCCTCTCAAGCTTTCTATATTCACCATCCATGCTAGCAGGAGGATTAAAGCCGTCATCTTTTTCTATAACCTTTTCTCCACCAGCTGCAGTTGTTTTTAATTTATAAACATTATTCATATGTGTTTTAAAATTAAAATACAATACTTCTATTCTATTTCTATCGTTATCGTATTTTCTTGATGGAGTTTTATAGTGGTTGCCACCAGACTTACTAACTATTTCTTCTATTTCTTCTTCGCTTAAACCTGGAAATTGTTTTACAAGTTCGTTAATTGGTACTTCTTTTACTTCACCAACATAGTATATATCATCAAAATAAGGTGAGTCAGTGTGCGAATAAACTAAATCAGCTGGATCAACATATTTAATTCTAGCACCATCGCTAAAATCAAAAGTTGTTTTAGTAGCAGCTATACCTAAAACAGTTAAATCATACAAACATCTTCTTCTTACTAAATCATAATCGCTAGCTTCCATTAAAGTATTTATAGCTTGCTCTTCTGCTATTTCAACAGCTTGCTTATAATTTAGTTGCATATGTAAAGCTAACTCTTCTTCTGTATCTGGTAATATTTCTGGATTATTTTCGTTTAACTCTATACCAAATAAATCTTTAGCACTTTGATCAAACTCTCTAGCTCGCATATCTCTAAGCATAGACTCCATATACTCTGTTCGCTTGCTAATACCAAACTCATCTTGAGAAAAAGCACTTATTTCGTAATTTCTTTGAGCCATGCCATTAACTACTATATCAACAAATTTAGATATAACAGGTACCGGCTTCCAGTCTAAATTTAAATAAGATAAATCACCATTTATAGATAATTCGTTTTTATATTTTTGTATTGGTTGTTC